CTAAAATAATTTAATAAAATCATTTTCATTTAAAATTTTAATACCATAATCTTCTATTTTCTGCATTTTAGAAGGTCCAGCATCTTCTCCAACAATCGCAAAATCTAAACTCTTAGATATTCCTCTATTATGACCGCCAACATTTTTTATTAAATCAGCCATAGAATTACGGTTTTGATAATTCTGAAAAGTTCCAGTTATTAATATTTTCTTATCATAAAATAAATGACTCTTATCTTCAATTTCTAAATCTGTACTTTTTAACTCTTTAGTTATTACTTTTGAAGCGTATTCTCCTTGTTTTTCAAAATCATAATTAGGGTTTTTTCTCTTTTTTTTAGTTTTATCAGTTCTTAATTTAAAACCTTGATATTTTAAAAGACTATTAAATGATCTTTCTTCAAAAAAAGCTATTTCTTCTTCTAATTTTTTAAAGCGATGTATTAATATTAAGTAAATAGCAGTAACAGATAAACAAGATATTTCACTTCCTTCAAAAAACAGATTCCTTGTAAGTGTAGTTTTTAAACCATATTCCGCACACCTATTTCCAGTTTGCTTTACATGGTGATTAAAAACTTCGTCATTAACATTAAACATTATCTTGAAGCTATCAGCACTCATGTATTCCATCCAGAAATTAGGTTCTAATTCTTTAACAAAGAATAAATCTTCTAAATTTTCAATTTCTTTTTCATTCATTCCCATTTCAATTCATTTTTCCTTTTAAATTATTTTCTTTTTCCTATAAACTACTTTTAACCTACATCTTTACTAAAAGCATCTCCTTCCATGCACGCCAGTAGCTTTTCATGGAGCAACATATTCTTATCTACTTGCTCGTAATACATCTGTTTGTAATTTTTCATTTCTCTTTTCATTGTATCTAATTTTTGTGTGTTTTCTTCTTTTACTGATGAAACAACCATTTCGCCTTCATCAAATAATAACCAATCCATACTTAAATCGAGATAATTATCTCTTATCACCTTTACTTTATCCACTCCAAAATCTTTTCCAGACTTCAAAACACCGTTACTTAACCCTGTTTTTTTTTGAAATTGATACGCCGTAAACCCTTTATAATCAAGGTATTTTAATATTTTTTCTTTTGAAGTCATTAATTTGTTAGATAATTAGTTGCAAGTACGAGATAATTAGTTTTAATTTGTACCATCAATATACCACTAAGGTATTACAAAATTTAATAATAAACAATAGGGCATTTATATGATAACAAAAGCAGAAAAGGAGCAGATACAGGAGGTAATTGGATTTCGATATGTAAAACCAATTCAGGAGCATTTAAATAGTCAAGGTCATTTAAATAAAGATGGAAAACAGCATTCAAGACGAATGATTACAAATGTTATGAACGGCGCAACAAACCACGCCGTAATTGAAAAAGCTATTTACGAAGTAGTTGCAATCAAGAAAGAAGAAATTAAACGTAGAAAGAAACTTTTAAAAGGATAGAAATATGAAAACAACTGCAACAGAATTTATTTATCAAGACACCGAAATACATTTTGCATTCGCACTGGATGGAAATGTAATGGTAAATGCCACGGAAATGGCAAAGGCTTTTAACCGAAGAGTTGATTTTTTCTTAAAAACAGACCAAACAAAAGCGTTTATAAAAACACTTGAGTTTACTCCTTTTGGAGGAAACTCCGTTCCTTTAAAAAGAGATGAAATTATACAAACAAGAGGTGTAAGTGGAACTTTTTTTACTAGAATTTTAGCTTTAAAGTTTGCTGCTTGGTTAAATCCTGAATTTGAATTATGGGTTTTTTCAACTATTGATGAGTTAATGTTTGGCGAATATCGAGTTCAAGAAAAGGCTTTAGAAGAAACTTTAAAAGCTGAAAAGGAAATGGAAGCGCTGGCTTTAAAATTAGGTGAAAATGAAGATTTTCAGAGATTACAAACCTTGCGAAATTTGGTTAAAAAGAATAATTCAGCAAAAATAAAAGCGCAGAAATTAAAGAAGTTTCAAATTAAAATGAATTTGTAAAACCAAACTCCCGCCACGGCTTAGTATGGTTTCGACACCATAGCGGGAACTAAAAATATAAATAAGATGGGATTAATAATCGAGTTAAAAGAAAATTTAGGAAGTTCTGATATTGCAAAAATCTTAAAACAAGTAAGTGAACACGCAGACACTAATGCGTCTCTGATGCTAGGTGTTCAAGAAGCTTTTAGATGTGAGTTAATAGATCAGGAAATTATTAGAGATATGAGAGATGTTCTTTACGAAAAAGTTGGGGCAGATGGATGGAAAGATGAATGGGATATGTAACATTAGTTTTTGTTAGGTTAACTACCAAACTCCCGCCACGGCTTTGTATGGTTTCGACACCATAGCGGGAACTAAAACAAGAACAATGGTTATTAAAACAGATTGGTTAATATCACGACTATTAATAAGAAAAAAGGAAAGTTTATTTTCTTCTCAAATGTTAAAGGAATTAGATAAGTGCCCTTCAGGTACAAGTATAAAAATCAAATATAAACAAGATGGATTTAAGTAAAAAGATTAACGAAGTAGCAACAGCATTAAAAGCTGAAATTTTAGCAGGGAATTTTACGGTGGTGAAAATGGATTTAGAGCTAGATTATCGTGGTGTAGTAAGGATATTGATAGCTGAAAAGCATGAGCTATGTCTTTTTAGCGATAAGTCATTTATGGATTGGATTCTTAAAGCTGAAAGAAGTTTTACGGAGCCTGAAAACATTGCTTTTAATAAGTTATTGGAATTAAAAGAACGAGCGTATAAAGATGATGTAATAACAAAAAAGCTTAAAGAAATAGAAGCTTTAAAGGCTAAGTAATATGAATGAACTTATAGAAAGTCATAGCGAATTACTTGCAATTGTACAGGCTTATGCAGCTACAAACCAAAGTAATTTATCAAAGTCTAGTTATTTAAAAGAAAAGATTACAAGCGCCATAGCGAATGGTATAAAAACAAGAAAATCCGTAGCGACAACTACGGATTCTTAAAAATATTAACACTTAAAAGGATATCAAGATGATTAATAGCAGCAAAAATACAATATTTTCAACAACTCCGCAACTTGCAGGAGTAATGCCAAACGATAATAACATCGAGTTTGTAGGCATTCGAGACACCAAAAGAGTGTTGTGGATCCAAAATGGTCACACGCAATACTTCACAGACTTACCTATTAAATTTTTCTACCTATTAAAATCGGCATACTTAGCCGATTTTAAAGCGGTAGAATTTTTATCGAAAGTTACCGAAAACCTACATCATCAAGTTGAGCTATTCACCTACTATATGTGGGGTGATTTAGACAGTGTTCCTGATATAAAAGATGGGAAGCTTGGGAATTCAGAAAATTTCAGAGACCAACAAAATTGCCCATCGCTTTTATGGAACTCGAAAAACATAAATATAAACGACCATATTTTAACGCCCCGCCAAATTATTATTATGGATTTAATCGGCGAAAATGCTCCTGACAAAGCTATTGCGGCTGTGTTGGGTATTTCGCACAAAACGTTTGATTTTCACAAAGCAAATTTATTTAAAGCGCTTTGTGTTCATAGTAAAATGGAGTTGTTCAAGTTGGCGTTTACGCACAAAATAATTGCCTAAAAAAAATGAAAACAGAAAACAGAATTGCCGTTGAGTTAATTAGATATTATCAGCAGCAAGAAGCTTTAACAGCTAACAAAGAAGAATATACAAGTTTTGCCCTTGCTATTTTAAATAGCAAATACACCTACGAAATAATACGGTTAAGAATATTGCTAAATGAAAAGAACCCAAAAAGATTGCAGGAAATTGACACCAAAAGAGCAAATGAGATTACAGTTACAAAAGGAATTGAACATGTCTCAAACAAACCGATCAGGTAAATGTATTCCTGTAGGTATAATAAAGAAAGCGGATAGGTATTTACAGGAAATATTAGAAAACCTGGCAACGCCGCCGCCATCATCAAAAAAAACGCTTACTCTTAAAGAGTATATAGAATTAGTAAAGAAAAATAAAGTATGTACACCAAACAATCCATAGATAGAGTTAGAGAAGCAGATATTGTTACTGTAGTCGGTAGTTTTTGCCGTGACTTAAAGAAAAAAGGAGCTAATTATTTTTGCAAGTCACCGTTTAAAGATGAAAAAACAGCAAGTTTATCAGTATCACCATCAAAAGAGATTTTTAAAGATTTCGGAACAGGAATAAGCGGCGATGCAATTACATTCGTAATGGAACATGAAAAATGTGATTTTATCGAAGCTGTTAAAACTATAGCAGGTATCTGTAATATTCTTTTAGATGAAGAAATTCAATCGAAAGAAGTAATTCGAGCGAAAAAAGAAACACTTTCGCTAACGGCACTAACAACTAATATCGCTAAAAAATATCATCAAAATTTTAAAGAACTACCAGTCGATCATTGGGCAAAAAAGCATATTGCTAATTTAGGATATGATGATGATATTTTGTTGGAGTTTAATATTGGTTTTGCGCACAATAATAATGAAGTAACAAAGGCATTAATTGATAATGCGAAGCTTGCTGAAGGTGTTAAGATTGGTGTTTGTAAAGCCGATAATAATAAATCATACGACTTTTATCGGGAACGAATTATGTTCCCGATTACCAATAAAAATGGTGAAACTATTTCATTTGGAGGGCGCAGACAAAATGGAGAGGGTTTTGAAAAATACGCAAAGTATTTAAATGGTCCTGAAACAGAAATCTACAATAAATCAGAAGAATTATACGGTTTTCGCTTAGCGAAAAGAAGCATTGCAAAAAGTGGTTTTGCTATTATATCTGAAGGATATACCGATGTAATTACCATGCACCAGAAAGGATGCACGCAAACAGTCGCGACTTGCGGAACAGCTTTAACAGAAATACAAGCGAAAAAATTAAAGCGTCTTTGTGAACATATTATTTTATTTAGAGATGGAGACAAAGCTGGTGTAAAAGCTTCGGAACGAGATTTAGAAATATTATTAAAGCATGGCTTTCGAGTGTCGATAGTTCCATTGCCTAATGGAACTGATCCTGATGATTGCGCCAGAGGGCAAATAGATATGCCTACTTTTATTAAAGATAATAGAGTAGATGCTTTTGAGTGGCGCGTTAAAAATTTAGACCTGCTTTCTGAAGAATATATTTTATTGAAAACCGATTTAGATTTAGGTCTGAAGACTGCTATTTTAGGTTTGTCGAAAGAAGAAGTTTCTTTAGAAAAATTAAAAACGCTAAAAGACAAAGAGCTTAGAGATGCTGTTAAAAAGAACAGCAACGTTAAGAAGGAAATTATACGTTTACAAAAAGAAGTGGCTATTGAATTGAACAAAATCGAAAAAGAAGACCCTTATAAAAAGGAGCATGCTATTAAAATTATTGCGGAATTATTATTTAAAATAACCAGCGACGTTGTTCAAGAAAGTTATTTGAAACATGCTGCAAAACTGTTAAATCAAAAACAGCAAGTATTTAAAAGCTTACTTAGCGAATTAAGAATTGAAAAGCAAAATAAAATTGAAAAAGCTTCAGGAGGAAAAGGAATTTCAAAAGATACTTTAGGTTTACCAGAAGGCGCAGATCAGGCGCAATTTTTACAAGATAGATTTTGCGTTATCGGTAATACGTACCACTTTACAAAAGGGGATGGATTTTTCCAAGGTACTCAATTCAAATTAACACCACTGTTTCATATAAAAGGACGGAAAGATAACAAGCGGCTTTGCGAAGTTATAAACACTCAAAATAAAAAGGAATTAATCGATTTAGAGTCTGATTCTTTTGTTAATTTCAATGAGTTTAAAAAGCAATTAATCCGACTAGGGTATTTCATATTTCTGTCTGGTGCAACAGTTGCTCAGTTTGAATTATTGGCGCAAAAAGTTTTACGTGAATTTAATACGGCTTTAGAGCTTCAAAACATGGGATGGAATAATAAAGGTTTTTTCGCTTTTGCCAATGGTGTTTATTGGAAGGATAACTTTCAAGAAGTAAACAAATACGGAATTATTCACTTGGAAGGTGTTGATACATCTGATGAAGATGAAGAATTTAACGAAAAGGTTGATTACTATTATTCGCCAGCATATTCGGCAATGCACGTTAAAAATCAAGATGGTGATGATCCGTACGAAAACGATAGGAAATTTATCTATAGAAAAGCAACAATCACCTTACAAGATTGGATGCAACAATTTTTAACCGTTTTTGAAGAAAAAGGAAGGGTTGGCATTTTATTCAATTTCGCTGTGTTATTTCGAGATTTATTTTTGACGAATTATGATTTTTTTCCTTTGCTAGGTGGTTTCGGTGAAAAAGGTTCAGGTAAATCTGCTTTTGGAAAAATGTTACAGAATTTTTTCTTTTATAAAGAAGACCCTTTAGAATTAAACACCTCGACATTGGTTGGTTTTAGTAGGCGATTATCAAGAACTAAAAATGCAACAGTTTTTTTAGATGAATATAATGACAATGCTATTGATGAAAAGATGTTTCAAGGACTGAAAGGAGCGCATCAAGGAATGGGGCGTGAAAAAGGAATGGCAACCAGCGACAACAGGACTAAAACGGATAAAATAAACTGCGGGATTTATTTAGCAGGTCAATATTTACCTACTAGAGATGATAACTCTTTACAAAGTAGGCTGATTAGTTTACAATTTCCTTTAAGTAATAAAACAAGTGTTCAGCGTGAAAACTTCACAAAATTAATGAACGCCTGCACGCAAGGTTTGAGCTCGTTAATATTAGAAGTTGTTCAGCACAGAGAGTTATTTGAAGATGCTATTGGCAAAACATATAATGAAGTGATTCGTGAATTAAAAGCTGTTATGGATGCGCCAGGTGAAGAGCAAGAATATGAAGAACGAATTTTAGGAAACTATGCAGTTTTACTAATCACTTATAAAATCTTAGAAAGCAGAATCACTTTTCCCTTTAACTATCAATGTATTTTTAAACAATGCGTTGCTGGTATTATTGAAAATAGCGAATCGATACAAGACTCAAATGGTCTTTCTGAATTTTGGAGCATTATCCAATGGATGCACGAACACAAGCATATCGCGGAAGGTTTTCAATTTGCGATTGATACAAAGTCAAATGTAAAATTGATTGGTAAGCAAAAGAAAACGCTAGTTCACGAAAACAAAGACATGCGTAAAATACTCTATTTACGTTTGAATTCAGTGCATCAAGATTACACGAAAGAGTGTACGAAGCGAGAAGGCGTACAAGCTATTGGTGAAGTTACTTTACGTAATTATTTCAAAAGTAGAAGCTATTTTATTGGTTTAGTAAAAGCTCGGAGGTTTAAAACTGGAGGTTCTAGTTGTTATGCTTTTGATTACGAAGCGATGAAACGAAATAACATCGTTTGTCTTGATGAAATTGAAGATATAGACAGTGATAGTGTATTAGAAGAAGCAGGAATTTATTAATAAAAAAAAACAAATGGAAATAATATCAGAAGGATTATTAGGTATTGAAATTAGAAGTATTTTTTTAATAAAGTCAGATACATGGCTAAACGGTATGTACCGCGGTAGTATATTCATAGGGTTGTGTTGGAATTACGAAAGAGAAGACGCTTTATTATTGCTTGAGGCTGGTAATAATTTATTTCCTAAAAACTTAAAAGACTGGGAGGAATATGAATACAAATACAGCGACCGTGTGAGTTATCACCCACGATCACTTAATGACCATTTCTTTTTACCAAAAGAAACCTTAGAAGAATATAGAGCAGGATAAATAGTTAAATAAAAAAAACATGTTAAATCAAATAAAATCATTTCGAGAAAATCAGCAAAAAAAACAGCTTTACAAGTCGTTAACATCGATGCGTTCGTTAGCTTTTTCTATCCAAAGTTATAATATTTTTTACGCAATAAAATTTGCATCCTTCTTTTACTTATTGGCAGAATCTTTTATTCCGAACAGCTACATTCGAATTACTTCATCGTTGTTTTTCGGTTTATTTTCTTCAAAAACCATGAAGGATATAGGTATTCATATTGAAAAAGGTAAGGAATGGGTGATTGTTTCACTCGCTATATTTGACTTCTTAATGCTGTGTGTAATATTAGATGTATTTCACAAAACTGACCACATTGACATATTGAATCTATTAATTTTTTGCTTATTCACACCTTATTTAGGTTATTGGCTAAACCATGTTTTTGTTTTAAAAGTTAAGGAGAATGAAGCTAAGGAAAAAGCAGACACCGAGCAGTTAATAGCATCGTTAGAGCAACGTCTTGTTACTTATGAAATACAAGTAGCAGAATTGGAGCAGAACGAAGCAAGTACCGACCATGGTCGACCAAGTACCGACCATAGTCAACCAAGTACTGACCATGGTCAACCAAACACCGACCATAGTCAACCAAGTACTGACCATGGTCAACCAAACACTGACCATGGTCGACCAAGTGCTGACCAAGTAAAGGCAGGTAATCAAACTAATTTATTAGATAGTATTGATAAAACATGCCCGCATTGCGAACGCATTTATCCAAGTAAGCGATCAAGAGATTCACACAAAGGAAAATGTAAAATGAATCCTAAAAACATTGCAAAATGAAACAAGACGTAACTAGAAATTTTTACAATGAAAAATGGGCAGAAATACAATTTGATAATGCTATTTCTGATAGTGAAAAGTTTATAATATCAACTTACGGTCGGGTTATAAATTGTCAAAACGAACCTTTTTTAGTTAAAGAGTCGTTCACTAACGGTTATCGTAGTTTAGCGGTGAAAAAAGCTAATGGAGATAGAACAGGGCGTTATGTTCATAAATTAGTAGCTCAGACCTTCCTGGACAATACAGATGGTGTTTTCGTAATTCATCTTAATTACGATAAATCGGAAAATCATATCAGTAACTTGAAATGGGCCACTAAAAGAGAAAAGGAAATACACCAACACAAAAACCCTGAATACATTGCGATAATGCGAGGAATTGTAAAGTACAAACCGATCAACGCTAAATTAACGGCAACGAAAGTAATGCGCTTGAAAAAGCGTATTTTTAATCCGAAAAGAAAATCTACAATAAAACGATTAGCTAAAGAATTTGGGATATCTGAAATGCAGGTTTATCGAATTAAAAATGGTGTTAACTGGGGATATATAAAATATTAATACCGTATGCAAAATAACTTTGCGTACGCTAATCAAGGCGATTTCGCCTATAAGAAAAGAATTATGAAAACATATTCAATACCACTTAAAGTATTTATAGCTAATTCATTTAATACCGGAACGTGTATTTATTTTAAATTACCTAAAGGTAAAGCAACATATTCCGTTGAGTTAGATCATGACCTTGGCGTAAAGTCTGGTAAGATAATTGGGTCATTAAATGGTGTAAAATACTTATTTCCAATAGATAAAAGTGTTTCTTGCAGTGGGCAATTTTTAAGAGAAGCGTGGAACTATTGGAAAAAAAGAGGGTCAGTAGATTTTGAAAAATGGTTTAATGGCTAGGAGTAGTTTTTGCCAACACCCATGTGTATGTGGCGTATTTTTCCGCCAGGAAAATATGCGACCATACACTTTGTTGGCATTAGTTTATTAACGATTAAAAACTAAAACACCGCCTTAGTTATTAATTATACATTTTTTGGCGGTAGTTTATTCTTAAAATACTAAAATGTTTAAATTCAAGAAAAATACTAAAACCTTTAGAGATGAAACATCAGGTTATGATGTAATCCTTACTAAGGATTACACAGTAGGTAGTTTCGTAGAAGAAGTTTTAACTTATAAAAATGAATGGGGCTACATAGGTGTAGATTCAGGAGCTATTTTCGGAAGCCCTAATTGCGAGTTTAAAAACGGAGTACTTATCGGTAATTTACCTAATGATATTATGTGTAAAAAAATAATCAGCGTAAGAGCTAATGGCGGTTGGAGCAGGATGGATTATTTATTAACTATAAGCTAATTACTGCCAACGGACGGATCGCGTATAAAGTTTGAAGCGGTTAAAACGCACAAACTTTCAATAAGTACTAAACAAAATAAATATTAACAATTAAAATAAAGACCTAAAACATCGCTTTAAATTTTATACGGTGTTACCTGCTGATAAAAAAGCCGTGTTTTTGCCAAAAACCAAACCCGTAAAGTTTAGTATTAAAAAAAAAATATAAAAATGAATATAATAAAAGAAGCTTCTGAAAATCTACAACTATATTTTCATTTAGGAGATATAAATAACTTTAATTCATTTGATGAATTATCTAAAAATCATTTTATAGAAAAAGATGATTTCCCAGAAGATGTAAATTCAGAGATTAAATTAATGCAAAAAGAAAATATTAGAATTGATTTTATACGTATAGCCCATAGATTATATAAAAAACAAGGAATCCCTGCAAGTTTTAAGCAAGGTGCAGAAATGTGTGAGAATATAATTTTAAAATTTTACACGCAAAAGTAAGCCACAATATTGGTCGGCTTTTTTATTTGCTGGTAACGCCATGTGTATGTGGCGTATTTTTCCGCCAGGAAAATATGCGCTCATACACTTTGTTGGCACGTAGTTTATTATAAAGCAAAATAACTAAAACACCGCCTTAGTTATTGTAAGAAACATTGGCGGTAATTAATTATAAAATTATGATTTTAACAAAAGGTAGATTTTTTAGTATTCAGTTTTTTAACTCAACAGGTATTGAGGTGGTTTCAGATTTAACAGGGTTAAGTCCAGAGGATATAGAATTTGAGCAAGACCAAGGAAATGTATTTATTTCTCAAGCAAAAAATGGTCGTTATTTTTTATTTTGTTCAACTGATGAACAAGATAAAGAAATTACTTTCAATGAGTTTAAGCGCTTGTCTATCTAATTACTGCCAACGGTTTGGCTAAAAAATCGTTTTAATGTTTTTTAGGTGGTGTTGTGCCACGTTTTATTCAGTAAATGGTTTTTCATTCCGCCGATTTTAAAGTGAATGAGTTATTAAAATTATAAATATAATGAAAAAAGGAGTTAAAGATATTATAGGAGAAAAAAAAGAATTAGAAAGAAAAATAGAAGATTTAATACTTGCTTTTGAGAAAGAAAATGAATTGATATTAGATGTAAATGTCAATGATATTATACACGGGTCGTATAGTTGTACTAAAGGCGAATACCAGGGTAAAAAAGTTATTTGTACTGTTTCGTTTTAAACTTCGAGTGAGTAATGTGGCACAACACTAATATATCTGTAATAGTACACAATACATCATTAATTAAAAAGACCAGGAGTTCACGCTTCTGGTCTTTTTTCGCTTTTAAATAAAAAGGGTTTTTAAAAAAAAAACACTTGAAGCTGAAAAAAACCATTGTTTTTGGTTCAACGGCTCAACAGTTCTACATTATACTTAATATTAATCATATACATATGTAAATCAGTGTTTTACGTAATTAAATAAAGGTGTTATTTTGTTGAACTTGTTGAACCATTAAAAAAACGTTCCAACAAATAACGTAATGGTTCAACAAGTTCAACACTTTTTACGGCTAGTTAAACAGTTTTATTGCTTGATTATCAACTGATTGTATTTGTGTTTTATAAATGTTGCTTTGTTGACTCGTGAATAAGGGGTGTGGTTCAACAAATGCGTTTTTTCTATTTTACCTGTCCTATCCTAATATTTCCGCCAATTTTATATTTGTACTCAAATGTAAATTAACTTAAAAAGACTATAAAAATGGATAAATTAAAAACATTAACAATTTTTAAACAAATATCAGTACCAGCTAAAAGCGGGTGTAAAAATGAAATGACCGAGATAGTTACTAACGGATCACCTGGAGCTATCGATAAAACAGTATTAAACTTAAAAAAAATAGGCGTTAATTGCTTTGAAGTTGTTGATTCAAAAAAACAAATAAAAACAACTTATAAAAAGCTTTTATCTGGTGTAAATTACAGTAAAGTGATTGCTAAATTGTAAGGTTATCAGTATCTTAGCTTGAAAAAAGAACAATCTATGATTACTTTAAATATTCCGATTAAACCGTATTTAAAAAAATATCTAACTCAGAAATATGGAGAGAAACATACCGTGCGAAAATCTACATTACTAGGGTCTATAATTATTGACATTTTAGACAGGACCTACCGAAAAGAGAAAGTAACTTTACAAAGCGCTGTTACTTACCCTGTCACGGTACCGAGTTCGGTCGTGCAAAATATTGGATTTGATATTTCTTTCGTTAAATTAAAGAAATTAGAGTCTAGGGTATATAAAATTTTTTATAACGACTTGGAATCGTATATGAATGTATCTATCGGTGAGGAATTGAAAATCATTAACGAAAAAAATCAATCTATTAATAAACAAAACAGGATAAAAGCGATTGAGCAATTTTTGCGACATTATAGTATTTCTGAAGATGAAATTAGCGCAGATTCTGTTTACCGAGCAATGTCTCGGATGGCAAAAGTGGACAAGTTTGTTAATTGATAAAATAACAACGTGCTGAAACCCTTACGAATAAAGGCGTACAGACTCGGACACTTTTGTGAAATAATTATTCTGTCCTAAAATAAAAAAAATGGAAACTAAAATACTCGATGATTTAGAACAAGTTGGTGGCTGGTATAATGTTCAAATTGTGCCAATTAGCGAACTTATATATTGCCCACACATCTTAACAAATGAAAATGCTGCGGAAACAGTAATTGCTGAAACTACTACTGGAATAGATATTATGCCTGTCACGGAACATATTAAAATCACCGAAACACCTAAAAAAAACAAATCCGGTACTATTCACACGATTAAAGCGGAATTTGAATTAAGAGTTCAATTGACTGAAATTGACAATTATTTTAATCGTTTTAGGAATAATAAGGTTATTTTCATCGGCACCAAACATTACGGACAGGAGAAATTATACGGCTCTAAATTATTTCCGTTAGATTTCTCTTATCAATTCATTAACGGACAAAAACAAGAAGACGGTAGTTTGACTCGTATTCGAATAACAGGTAAAACACCGCAAAAACCTGTATTTATCAACAGGTAGTTACACTTCAAAATAGCTGTCCTATTTTAAAACAGCTTGTAAAATTATGTTTGTAACGTGCTAATTAAAGTGCGTTACAAATATGAATTCAAATAATTTATACTCCTTACTAAACACGAACTGGATGTTTGCTGGTGACAGTGAAACTTCACTGTACCCTTTTTTATTTAATATTATAAATGGCACTCAGCAAACAACTGCTAAACTCTCAGCTACAACATACCAGTTCGTATCTGATTCAGGTGGGATTTCAAATTCACCAACAGAAAACAGTAACGAAAATGTAGCTGTTGTAAAAATGCACCATCCAATATTCAAGTACGATCAGGAATGCGGACCGCGAGGTACACAGTCTATCATGAGGCAAATGGATGCTTGGAGAAACGACAACACTATAAAAGGGGTTTTACTTTATATTCATTCAGGTGGCGGGCAAGCGTCTGGTTGTTCTGAATTTGCAGAGTACTTACATAACTACCCTAAACCTATAGGAACATATACTAATGACTTTATTGGGTCAGCGGCTTATTATGCTGCATCAGCAACTGGTTTTATAACAGCAAATAAGCATGCTGATTTCATAGGTTGTATCGGCTCGATGATTAAGAAAGTTGACATGGAAGGTGTTCTTGTTAAGAAAGGGGCTGTCATAGAAGAGTTTTATTCTGATTTATCACCTGAGAAAAACCTTCAATCAAGAGCGCTTAAAGATGGTGATTCTAAACCTTTAGTTACTAAATTTTTAAATCCGCTTGCAAAGCAGTTTCACGATGATGTCAAATTGTACAGGCCTCGCGTTTCAGAAAAAGCATTAAAAGGAGATGTTTTTAATCCAGAAGAATCACTACAGGAAGGTTTAATCGATGAGATAGGGACGTTTCAATCAGCTATTGACAAAATACTGTCAATGGCTACTACAAATAATAACAATTCAAACAATAATACAATGAGCAATTTAAAAACGCCATTGATTGAAGCGGTAATAGGCGCGAATTTCAGTGATGCAAAAAATGAAACTGGAATCTTATTAACAGATGACCAGGCGATTTCTATAGAAAATAAGCTGTCAGCAAATGATGCTGAAGTCTTAAAATTTAAAAACGAAGCAACCGCCGCAAAAGATGAAGCGGTTACTGCAACGGCTAAAATCACAGCTTTAACAAGTGATAATACCTTAGTAACAAATGCCGTTCAAAACGCTTTAAAAACAGCAGGAGTTGAAAACGCTGCGACCATGACAAACGAAGCTGGTGTTATCGCTTTGAGCAATTTAGTAGCTAAGTACGGAGCGAATGACGGCGGTAAAGGAACAAATTCTTTGTTGAATTTAGGTGGGGATGGAAATATTGCAGACCCTGTAGGGAACAAATTAGAATCAATCTTAAAAAACATTTAATAATGTCAGATACTATTACTATTACGGATATTGTGACTTCTTACGGCGCGCATTATATCCCAGGTCAAGGAAAAGTTAGTGAGTTAATTCGTTTACAGAAGCAACCAACATTTACCACGGGCTACGCAACGCCTATTATTTCTGATGCTACTATTTACAGAGCTCCACAGGCATACATGGATGAGCTTATTCAGCCGTGGCAAGGTGATTTCACTGCTAAAGGCGGGGTTGTCTTTAAACCAAACGACATCCCTACGTTTAAAATTAAAATAGATTCTAGCTTTCAACCAGATATTTTAGAAGAGTCTTACCTTGGTTTTATGACACAAATAGCTGTAGCTGACAGAAGTAAATGGCCTTTTGTTAAATGGTTTATTGAAGTGTATGTTTTAGAACAGCAAAAAGAAGATTTAGAGAACCAAGCCTACGGTAAAGGTGTTTATAAAGAACCTGTAAAAGGTGTTCCTGGGTCTGCAAAAGACACTATGGATGGTATTGAAAAGTTAATTGATGACGGTATTGCTGGTACGAAAACAGCGCATAGCTTAATTAACGCAGTGGCATTGTCAACTTCTTTTTCTAGAAGCACTGCTTTTGATGGGATTGAGGAGTTTATTGAAAACATCGATGAAAAGTTATTGAATAAACCAATGACTTTAGGTTGTGATCCGAAGATAGCAAGATGGTACTTTAAAGATCGCAGAGATACTTTAGGTGCAAATGCTAATTACTCAGACAAAAACGCTAAAAGAATTGATGACTACGAGAATGTGAATTGGGCACCAATGCCTTCGTTAGCAGGTACGGGTCTTATTTTTGCTACACCTACAAAGAACTTCGTGCATATTCGACCGAAAAAACAAATGAATCCTATCAGAGTTGAATCTGCTAAAAGAACTGTTGATGTTTTAGCTGATTGGCGTGAAGGTTTAGGGTTCTTGTTTAACGAATTGGTTTATGCTTACAAACCAACTGTTTAATCTCTTAAAAGAAAGTGAAAAATGAGTACAGATAATAATACATTAATGGCAAAAGCTCAGGAACTTCAAATTGAAGTTCCTGAAAATGCTACAGAAAAAGAAATAGCTGATTTAATTAAAGTAGCGGAACATCCTATTTTAACGGAAAATCTAGCGAAAGCCAACGAAATAATCTTAGTATTAGAAGATAATTTAAACACAGAAATTCAAAAAAATACAAAACAAGTTCCTGTTGAATTATTGCTTTACAAGTCAAAAAAAGGGATTTCTTATGAGTTAGAAGTTTCATTTTTTAGATTTCAGGGCGAAAAGCACATTTCAAAAGAGGTTTATACTAATGTTGAATTGATGGAAGCTTTAATTAAAGCTAAGTTCATTCATTTAAAACAGATTACTGATGTCTAATATAAAAATAGAAACAATTGGAGGTCCTTCGAATTGTGAAGTTTCAGGAGGGTTTTCGCATACGGAAATTCATATTGCTTTTTTAGAGAATTTTGAAACGGTGCATGCACCTAAAAAAACTTGTGGACCAGATGTTGCAACTAATTTAGCTGACCTTGTTACTATTAACGAAAACCATGTTTTTAAACCAGGGTTTGGTTTTATGGTTTTCAAAGCAATTGAACAAACAGCAGGTTTAGAAACATCTCAAATTGGTGATCCGACAAAATCGCCAGTTCAAGAGAATAAATTTACGCTGCAATTATTAGGTTCAAAAGCTGAGATATTAGGAGCAAAGCGTTTACTAAAAGGACGCGAATTGGTTGTGTGTGCGCCTGAATTTACCAGTGGTAATGTACGTCAGATAGGATCTGCAAAATACGGTGCGAAGCTTTCGGAATCTAGTTCTAAAATAGAAGCTGTAAGTGAAGGTGAAAACACAACAACATTGGTTTTTACAGATAAACAGATGTACGACGCACCTATTTATAAAGGGGAATTGTTAAAACAGCCATCGGCTTAATTCTTAAATAAATCAATAAGTTTATATAAAAAGCCACTCTATTATGAGTGGTTTTTTTGTGTCCTATTCTAATATATTGACAATTACCATTTTTACACTATGCAAATAGAAAAATGGTTTAAAAATGGCTGCGATTACAGCGAAGGTGTTTTATTATATATTTCAAAAAAAGGACATAATACAAACTTAGCACGTTTATTTTCGAGAAAAGAAAGTGTTTATAATTTAGAGAAATTAAAGCATGAATTAGGGAAATTCACAGATAATGAAACTGAAATAATTTCGATTTCTGAAAAGAAAAAACCGCTAATCATAAATAAAACACCTCCAAAAAAACACAAAACCATCCGTGGCTTTTATCGATTAAATGAATTAGCTATAGAGCTACATCCTTTATCCATTAAGCAACGAAATGATTTTCAAAAAGCAATTTCTTTAAAATTAAAACTAAACAGCCTGCATGCGTCTGAAGAAGGTATTGCATTGACGTTGTGTTTGGAAATTGAGAATTTATTTGATGCTATTGATACAGCGCAACGTGTTTTAGACCACTACGTGAATCATAAAGTAATATTAAATATCGAACCTCGAAACTACACTAATTTAAACGCGGCGCAATTACTTCAAGCTCGTAATAATAAAAGAGTAGCCGTTTCAAGATATCAAACGAAAGTGGCTAACCTCACAATTGATGTTTCAAAAAAACAAGCAATATCCGTAGCTACTAAAAAAGAGATTTCACTTGGTAAAGCTAAAAGTAAGCTACTCGAGCATCAATTAGATCTACAAGTTTTAAATGAATTAATTAATCAACCAAAAAACAGTTAAATGAATGGACTTCAATTAAAAAAGGGGCGGGATTCTTCTTTTGATAAAATATTCGCTTTTTATAAAAATCCCGAAAAATACGAATTAACACCCAAGCAAATAACTATTAAAAATCGTTGGCTTGCTGCGTGGACTTTGAGGTTAGAAGGTAACACTCCAACAAAAGCGGCTGAGAAATTACAAGAAGTTTATAAGGAAGAAAAACTATCTAGGGCGCAGGCATTTAGAGACGTTCAAAATTCTGAAAAACTATACGGAAATATTATGAATGCTGACAGAACTGGAAGGATGGCAATTCATTATGAATATGCTTTAGATGCTTATAATAAATCGATAGGAGCGAAAGATTTTAAGGCAGCTAAAGGTTTTTTGGCGGAAATGCGCGAATCGATGCCGTTTGAAGATAGTCAGGCATTTAATCCTGAAAAATTAGAAAACACACCTGTTAAACTTACCGTTGAAAACGCTGTCGAGCAAGCAATTAAAAACCATTTAAAAACAGGGGTTTTAGATTTCAATACTTTGGAAGTTGAAGATGTAAATCACGAAGATATAACTGATGAATAAGTTTTTAAAGATTATTTTAAACGCCGCGCAATTAGCGGCGGTTATCGCAGTAACAGTATCAGGAAAAACAAAAATATATTTAGAATGGGGGCGTGGTACTGGTAAATCATTTATTTTGGCATTCTTTATGAAAGAGATGGTAAAGCAAATGCCAGGCGCTTCTTTTGCATTAGTTGGATCAACGTATCAGCAAATCTTATCAAGAACATTGCCGTCAACAAAAAAAGGGTTAGCTCTTTTAGGCTTATACGAAGGTGTCGATTATGTTGTTGGTAAGAATGGAGCGTCGTTAGGATTTGCTGAACCTATTTACGCGCCGAATAAATGGGGTAATATTATTCATTTCAGTAATGGCGCTACTTTTCAGTTGGTTTCTTTAGATAATCCTGAAAGTGGCCGTGGTTTAAATTCCTTCGGCATCGTGTCCGACGAGGCGGCGTTGTTAGATCCAATTAAACTATATAACAACGTCAAAACAACCAATCGAGCAAAGGAGGCTCGATTTGAAAAATGTTCAATGTTAGGAATTGAAGTATATGCTTCATCTACACCAATAACCAAAAAAGGCAAATGGTTTACAGACATGGAAGATGTGGCGCGTAAAAACCCTGAAAAATACGCGTTTATAAAGGCATCGGCATTAATTAATAAGTTGAATTTACGTGCGGAATGGTTCGAGGAAATGAAAAACGAATCGCCATCTGATTTAATTTATAATGCCGAAATATTAAACATAAGACCTAACGAGATATTAAATGGTTTTTACCCTCAGTTAAACGCTAAGAAGCATTATTACACGGATTATGATAATGAATATTTAGAAGGGATTACAAATAACTACACGAAAGCTTCATTTAATTGCAAGCAAGATAATGACATTGATAACGCTAAGCCATTGATAATATCTATTGATTGGGGAACATTTATTTCCGCAGTTATTAGCCAAAAACTCCCGAATAAATATCGTGTTCTAAAATCTTTCTGGGCAAGTCAATCGTCGGAATCAAGAGATTTAGAAGATTTGATTAATGATTTCGTTGAGTATTACGCGCCGTTATCAAATAAAGTTATACATCTATACTATGGCCATGATGGTAATGCTAAGGTTAAACGCGGAACTAATGAAACTTATGGCGACGTATTGGTTCGTTTACTCCAGAACAAAGGATGGGCCGTTTACGATAAAAGTAAACGCAAGCCAGTAGCACCGCATAATGATAAATATATATTAATTAACATGATGTTGAAGGCTACCAGTTCGCGCTACCCAACCATTGAAATCAACGAACAAAACAACCCTGATTTAATTATAGGATTGGAACGTTCAGAAGCATCTGAAGGCAAGAACGGTATTCAAAAAGTCAAGAAAGATGAACGTAATTCTAGTATGAAACAGGAGCACACCACTCACTTGCCAGATGCGTTTGACATACCATTGTATTCGTTATATAAACATTTATTGAAGCCTGAAAGAGAATACTGGAGTTTGCCGACTACACTTTAAAGTACCAGGTAAAACTTCATATATCGCTGTTTTCAAAAACGGTAATTGTCAATATTCAAAGGACGGGGCGATTAAGAAGAGCTTTTAAAGAGATTTTTAAATGAAAAACAAGAATTGACTTCTTAGGTTTTATAGGTGTTTCAGCTTGTTTTTGTCTTTAAGAATGAGATTATCGTGTGAAAAAACACCTAAAACACCCTGTTTTTATCTGTAAACGATTCAAAACAGGGTGTTTTTGAAGTAAATACATCTTTTTTTGATACTAAAATCGTAAAAAAAATGCTGTCCTATTTTAAAAGTTCAGGTTCGCGCAATTTAGCATTATGAAAGAAATATCATTAAAAGCAGCGCTTGCTATTATGGACCAAAAAGATAAAAAAGGAAATGCTTTTCCTTTTGATATTACTTTCAGGTCATTGCAGCGAAACTCAAAAACAGGCGGTCATTTATATAATTATGCTCAGGTCAAAAGATTAAGGCCAAAAATTGGGAAATCAACAAAGGTATCATTAATAAAAGCTGTTCAGTCTGAGGAAAAAATAAAAAAGAGACCAGATCATTTCATAAATAGGACAAGGAATTTAGAGCTGCAAAACGGCGAAATTAAAAAGATTCACATCCGATTAATAATTTCAATTAACGGTTTAAACGTAATATATTAATATGAGTATAGTGTTTCAGGGCGATTTTGCTATCGCAGGAGGTCAGAACAAAGCAATTGTTTCGTTTGCTAAAAAATCCGCTGACGCAACAGTTACAAGTGTTTTAGTTGAGTCAGAAAACGCAACAGGAAAAGTTGCTTCATGGGGGGCAAATAATGACTATCCACAACAATTAATGAAAAAAACAAAACCAGCTGGTTCGCTTCGTTCGGGATTACGTGTAAATCGCAAAGCTCATTACGGTTCTGGTTTTATTATCGTAAAAGAAACCAATAAAGACGGTAAAAGAGAAATTAAGCAACAATGCTTACATGAATTAAAGGATGTTCATGCCTTTTTTAAGCGAAATAATATGAAGCGTTTCTTTAAAGAAATTATCGCTGATTTAGAATATTGGGAACTCGCTTTTCCTGAATATGTTTTATCCAATGATTTTAAGAAAATCAATAAAGTAAAAAGACAATTTACTGCCGATTCACGCTTTGAGTTAATGAATGAAAAAAACCGTAGGATAAACAATGTATATGTTTCTTCAAAATGGGCTGAAGGCGTTGAAGTTGCTTCAAAATTTGTCGATAAAATCCATTTAATAGATGGCGATTTATCCGCAATAGAAGTAAAAGAGTACTGCCGAAAACATAATATTCATAATTTCATTCGAACAGTTGGCTATCCATTAATCAATAATGGGTATTACCCCGACCCGGAATGGCAATCAATAGAAAGTTCGGGTTGGTTAGATATCATCAATTCAATTCCAAAATTTAAAAAAGCATTTTTAGAGGATAAGATAAACGTCAATTATCAGATTGAAGTATATGAAGAATATTTCGAACGTAAATACAAAGAAGACTGGCAATCATTTACACCAGAAAAGCGTGAAAACATAAAATCTGAATTTCTTCTAAGTTTAGACACTGCATTACGAGGAGTTGAGAACGGCGGAAAGTCTATCATGTCTATAATTTACAAGGATGAAAACGGTACGCCTCAACCAGGTTTAAAAATCACTGAAATAGGTAATTCTAATAAAGACGGCGCTTACTTAGACGATACGGCAGCAGGAATACAAGCCGCATTAACGGCTGCAGGTGTTGATCCATCATTAATAGGAGCAGGAATACCTGGAGGACTTGGTGCGGGTTCAGGTTCTGACAAAAGAGAAGCTTGGTTTATTTTATCAGCATTAATGAAGCCCAACAGAGAAACAACTTTAGAGATTTTTGAATTTATACAAGATTATAACGGATGGGAGCCACAGTTAATAGGTGCATTTGAAGATACGGTATTAACAACTTTAGACAAAAATCCAACAGGAACAGAAAAAGCAGCGCAAATATGATAATCAAAACAACCGAACAACTTCGTAATTTTATTTCTGTAAACGGTTCTGTTAACATCGACAACCTAAAGCCTTCTTTACGAAAAGCGGAGCGTAATTTTTTAAAACCGTTAATAGGCTTAAAACAAATAACTGTTTTCGAACAAGAGCAAACGAACCCTATTTTAAAACACGCTCAAGAATTAGCTCAAGAAGCTGTAGCTAATTTTGCGTATTATTTATACTTACCAGTAGGAGCTGTGAAAATATCAGATGCGGGGATTTTAGTAGTAGAATCTGAAAACTCAAAACAAGCATCTGACAAGCAATTTAAAGAATTACAACGTTCTTTTAAAAAATCAGCCCATGAAGCCTTAGATGAATTATTAGATTATATGGAACAATCGGCCGATAAGTTCATTGATTGGTTTAATTCAGACTACTACACAGTTTACAAAGAATTATTAGTTAATAAAACCATCACTTTTAATAAATTCTACTACATTTTTAACAGTCGTCAAACTTTTGTAGCGATGATGCCTACTATAAGAATAGTTGAAGACCAATTTATAAAGTCAGTTATTGGTAATAATTTATTAGAAGATTTAAAAAACAATCAAACCATCCAGGAGCGAAAAGAAGTAAAAGAATATTTACAGCAATCAATTGTTGCTTTTACGATTATGAAAACCGTAGATAACGGGATGTTTGTTTTAGATGCAAGAGGCATACATATGAAATTCGATGTATTACCTTATGAAAAATCGGTAACCAATGTAAATCAAAAAGTAAATGATTTTTTAATACGAACAAAAAGAAATAAACAACTAGCAGGTGAGGAATATTTGAAAATGGCTAAAGATATTATTATCGAAAACGCTACTGTTTTCCCTGAATTTAAAATTAAACCTGTCAGAAATAATTTAAAACTAACCGTTACAAAAGGAATTGTTGGTTTTTAAAAAGCTGTCCTATTTTAAAGATTTTAGTAACTCGATATTTGATATATAATATAAATAAATGATACGGATTTTTAGCGAATTTAATCAATACTTAAAAAAAAAAGTTTCTAGTTTTTTTAAAACAGATTCAGAAATAATAACCTGCGACCGGGAAGATATAACCTGTGATATAGATTGAAAATATGAGTTTTACTGCAAAGATTAATACAGGAATTATAGCCAACGATGGTAAGGGTGCTGGGTTGCGTACAAATATGCGAATATTAATAGCTAATGACGTTTATCTACGAGAATTATTAGCTAAAAACACCTCTAAACTACTGAATTTTAATAGTCAGTTGACAGGATTGAATACATCTTTCGGTAATCATAATCATGATGATAGATACTACCGAAACTATGAAGTAGATAAGTTTCTAAACACTAAACTTGGCGTAAATGAAACTGCTAAAAACGCATTAAACGCATATAAACTTGGCGATAAACCACCAAGTTATTACGTAGCTAAACAAGATGTTTACGATAAACAGGAATCTGACAACGCTCTTTTACTAGCAATGAATGAAGTTGTTCAAATGTTATTGAATAATCCAGATGCTGAAATTAATTCTATTCAGGAATTATTAGCTGAAATGAATACTGCCGATAATGCTTTAATTACTTCAATAGCAAATAAAGTGAGCTATGTTGTTTTTCAAAATTTATCCGAAGAACAACAAAAAATTGCCCAAAAGAATATTGGTCTGCTTAATCATAAACATGATAATTATGTAAGAAAAGATGTACCTGAATCACTTAAAGAAAAAATAACTTGGGATGTAACAGATGAGCAAGCTATACAAATAATAAAAAGAGGTATATCTTCGGGGCTTAATATTGATATTTTAGGTTTAGGAATAGGACTTACTACAGAGAATAAGACAGGAGGTATAGCTTTATCCCAGTGGAACTCTGGCTCAGGGATAAATCACAGAGTTATATCTAAGATTAATTCAACAGGAGATATTTATGTTTTATTAAAAGAATTTACTCCAAATGTTTACACACCTGTCTTAAGAATCGACAACTTAGGAAATGTAAAATTCCAGGAGGCGACACTAGAAGTAATAAAAGAAGACCTAAAAGCTAGTAAAATACTTGTAGCTGATAAAACAGGGAAAGTAACTTACCAAAACAAAGACATCTTTTGGACGGGAGACAATAAGACTTTATCTAAAAATATAGAAGATACTCGGCTTATTGATGAAATTACAGTTACATCTAGTTGCCGCCCTGCAAAGAATGACCCCTCCAATCCTTTTGGCAAACATTCAATGATATTTCACATTCAACATCCGTACGAATCTGGATTCGCTCAACAGATAGCATACACTATGGATATTGCAGACGGAGAAGTGTATTATCGGAATAAAAAAAAAGGAACTTGGTCAAGTTGGCGCAAGGTGCTAATGACTGACGATCTACCAAAACAAACCGTAAAACCACTATCATCAGTAACAACGTACACGGCAAAAGCTTCGGATGTTGGCAATATAGTACCATTATCAAATGCAAATACTCAGATTATTTTAAACACATCATCATTTCCACGTATCGGCGACAAATCTCAGTACTTCTATAAAGGAACGGGAACTTGTAAGGTAGCAACTTCAGGTAGTGCTAGTGAATTATGTAATATAAACGATACGCTCGAATTTGATGGTCAATATTCAATGATTGAAATAACCAAAACAGGAGCTAATGAGTATTTCGTTTGCGGGCAATTAATACGTGCTTAATTATGGGAATGGCAAGTTCAAGAAGATATGGAATGCAGGGAATTACTTTAGTTACTACGAGTACGAAGAGTAATTGGAGGGTTTACTTTGCTAGCAGTCAGAGTGCGGTTAAATGGTACGCTTTAGGTAATATTTATCAAGGAGAAACGCCAACAATTGATTTTAGCGGAAATACAGGGAGTGAGTTTGTTGTTATTAAATCTAGTCAGGGACTTACTGTTTTAGATTGCGACGATAGCCAACTAACAGCATTAGATATAACTAAAAATACTAGTTTAACTCGTTTATATTGCAGAAGCAACCAACTAACAGCATTAGATGTTTCTAAAAATACTGGTTTGACTCGTTTATATTGCCGTTTCAACCAACTAACAGCATTAGATGTTTCTAAAAATACTAGTTTAACTAGTTTAGGTTGCTACAATAACCAACTAACAGTATTAGATGTTTCTAAAAATACTGGTTTGACTAATTTATATTGCAAAAGCAACCCAAACCTAGCAACAATCTACGTAAATCAAAATCAATTAGATATTTTAAACGGAGTAATAGCTAAACCTCAATACTGGGATTGGCGTAAAGACCCAACCGCTACTTACGTCCTAAAACAGTAAATTAAAAAGAAATTAAAACAATGGAAACAAAATTATTATTATTTATGAGTTCATTTATTATGGGCGGAATTATATCAGAATTAACTGCTGATTTTTTAACGGCGAAATACCAATTTATAGCAATATTCGCTGTGGTTGTTTTAGATGCGTTTTTCGGAATCGCTAAAGCTTTTAAAATCGGGAATTTCGAAACGAAAAAGAGTTTCAAAGCTGTTTTTATGCTCGTTGCTTTTTGGGCTTTGTTAGCTACGGTTTTATTTATCGAAAAAGGATTTCCATTTGCTTCTTTTTTATCCGAAGCCATCTTATTGCCGATAATTTTATTTCAATTAATTAGCACGCTGAAAAATATGCAGTTGGTCGGTCTTTTGAATAATAATACGCTAAATAAAATACTTTCAAACATTGATAAACACAAAGAGGTTTAGTTATGAATAGCCCACTAAAAATAATAATAGACCGAGGAAACGACCCAACAGGATTTGGGCATTTCGGAGCAAAAAGAGGTTGGCGAAATGGTAAACAAAGATTTCATAGAGGACACGATATCATTTCCGTTCCTGGTGAAAGCGTTACTTCAATGATTAACGGAACAGTTACAAAAATTGGCTACATGTATAATTCACCAAAAGCATCGCATTTGCGATATGTAGAAGTAACCAATGATTTATTTAGAATAAGACTTTCTTATTTGGAAGCCAGTGTAAAAGTAGGTGATGTAGTTTGTTTTGGTCAACGTGTTGGATATGCCGAAAACGTGGCTAAATATCACAATAAGAACAAGAAAAAAGGACAACCGCTAATGCTTAATCATTTACACGTAGAAATGTATAAAAATGGTAAATTAATTAATCCTAAAGATTATTTGATATGATATTTACTTGGATTTTAAACAATTTTTGGAAAAATCAAAATTGGCTGGGCAAAATACAATCAATTTGCATTGTTTTATTGGTTATTTTGATGATATATTTTAAAGCCTTATTCGGTATTTACAAACATAAATATGTTCAGAGAATACAAAGTGAAAGGCAAGAGTTAATCATTAAAAATGATAGCTTAAAAGCGATTAAATCAAGAAATACAAAACAAATTAAAAAGAACGTTTCACGGCTTAGAATCGACAAAAATAAAATAGAAACCAAACGCAAAAAAGATGAAGAAATTATTAATAATTCTAGTGTTTCTGATAAGCAACGTAAAGCTGTTATCGCAAAATACGAAAGTCGATAAGGTTGCAATATCGGTAAGGGCTTTTGATTTTATCGTAAAAGATTTACAAAATTGTGACAGCTTAAAAATAAGGTACAAAGACCTGCAATTTAAAGTTGATGATTTTTCTAAAAGCAATTTAAAGTTGCTGAAAAGAAATGATAGTCTGCAGGAATTAGAAAAGATTCATTTGATTAAAATTAACAATCTGAATAAAGATATCGTAAAAGTAAAAAAACGTCCGAAATTATCAGTTTTGGAAATAATTTTAATAACAACAAGTGCCTTTGCTATTGGATTGGCGCTATAAAATAAAACAAGCATGAAGCAATATTTAATAAAGCTGGGGGGCGGTGTGATATTGTGGAGTGCTTGTTTAATCTATTAAACATGAGAAAAACTATAAATATCCCTACGTCTTGGAATGAATTATCAGATTATCAATTGAAGAAAATAGCAAGTATTATGTATTTAAATCAAAGTAAATTAACTGATATTAGGATATTTTTTACACTTTTAAACATCAGGTGGTGGAATTTCCTGGAAAAGAAAACAGCACGTATTATTTTAAGAAATGTTAGCTTATCGGAATTAAAAAAACACTATTCTTTTATTTATGAGAATCAAAAACGCACTAATTTTATAAAATCATTTAAAGTCAAAAATAAAACTTTTTACGCACCCGGTGATCGCATAAATAATTTAACGGTTGATGAATTTTCACACGCCGAAGATTTATATTTAGGTTGGATGCGAACGCAAAACATAGAGTTTTTACATTATTTAACAGCTGTTTTATATCGTGTTAAAGGCAATTATTTAGCTGTTATTTTATGTTGGATTAAAGGTAAAAACAGAAAACGTATTCCGTTTGATAAAACCACTTTAGAAAGCGATGCCAAAATAATATCTAAAGCTGATAAAAATAGATTTTATGCAACATTAGTAACATACCAAGGTTGCCGTGAACATTTATACGCACAATTTCCAATTGTATTTCCGAAATCAACATCAAAAAACCCAAAACTGCCAAATTCTAGTGGTTTTGGAAAATTAGCATTGCATCTGTCTGGAAAGAAATTCGGAACTCACCAAGAAACAATTAGTACGAATATTTATGTTTTTTTAAGCGAATTTGAAGAACAATTAAAAAACCAACAAAATGCGTAGAGTAGATTTTAAAGTGATTACTGATTATTTAGAGAATTTAGCAGATGCAAATATTGATATTGCATCAAAATACCGTTGGAATGTGCAGGAGGTTTCGGGTAATTTAAGAAGTGGTATTGATTTACCTGTTAAATTAATTGATGCCGTAGAGGTGCAAACTTCAGGAAATAACACGCAACGTTCGCACAATAATATTGTAGCGTTTACTGTTTTAGACAAGCCAAACACAAAAACAGGAAACGCCAACGAATACGATGCGCAAAACGAGGTTTTAAACCGTTGCCAAAATATTTGTTTTGATATTGAAACAAGGATTTTACACGATGCAACAAATATTAAAGATGCTGATGGAAATAAAAACTGGCTCTACGGACGTGTTGAAGAAGGTTTTTTTCGCTTTTACAAGATAGGCCCCGTCTTTACAGATGCTCTATATGGTTATCGTTGTGAATTTGCCTTAAAAAATCAAGTATGTAAAATTCCTGATGCTTCTAAATGGAATGATATGAAGTAATTAGTTTTATATTTTTTCACAAAAAAACACTCAGCTACGAGTGTTTTTTTTGTGTCCTATTTTAAAAAGTTGCCGGCACTTAAATTGCAATAAATTAAGTGTGAAATGAGTAGTAACGTTGATTACAAAGCGATAAAAAAAGCAGAGCGTAAAGTTGGGCGGGCTGCTTCAAAAATGATAGAAAGCCGAATAACCCAACAACTACGGTCTTTTGGATTAATTGATACCCATGAACTGGAAGAGTCTGTTAAAACAAGACCTGTAATGGGTGAATTGCGTTTATTTAGAATTAGCACCAAGATGGCGCGCCACGGATATATTTTGCAACATGGTATAAATAGCAAAAGAACAGGGCATACTCGACGCAATGAGAAATTATTCTACACTGTAAAAGAACATCGGGTTCTGATGCAAGGGAAATCGTTTATAACCGAAGGAATAGAAGATTCGGGAGCTTTTCAATATTTATTTGATGAAATAGGAAAAATTAGGATGATGGAGATTCCTGTAATTTTTAACGGTGCTAATATCGACTTGAAGTAATGGCATACAAGAAAAAAGGAGTCTGGGATATTGACATTGTTATTAACGGAAAAGCAGTAAAAAACACGTTAAGTGGTGTTGGTGCTGAAGTCAGTAAATTAAATAAGGATTTAAAGAAATTAACACCAGGAACGGAAGAGTTTATTCGTAAATCTGAGGAACTTAAAAAAGCAAGAGAACATTTTCAGACGATAAAAACAGAGATTAACGGAACAGTTTCCGCTATGGATAAAATGAAAACTAAAATCAAAGGTATTGGTCCTATGATTTTAGCCGCTTTTTCTGTAGGAGCTGTTTTAGAATTTTTCAAATCAATTGCAGATAAGGTAAATATCTTGATGAAACTGAAAGGCGTTATTTCACAGGTTACGAATTTACAGGGAAACGCTTTAGACAAAGCTACATCAAAAGTAAAATCAATGGCTGAAACCTTTGAAGCTGATACTCAAAAGATGACCGAAGCAGCGCATAATTTCGCTGAAGGAATGGAAATTGATTTTGTTGATGCGTTGGAAAAAATAGAAGATGGTTTTTTAGCTGGTGCTGATGCGAATGGCGAGTTTTTAGATAAATTAAAAGAATACCCTGTTTTATTAAAAGAAGCAGGTTTTTCTGCAGATGAAGCAATTGCTTTAATGTCGCAAGAAGTAAAATTAGGAATTTATAGCGATAAAGGAATTGATGCTATCAAAGAAGCAAATTTACGATTGCGAGAAATGCCAAAAGCAACAATAGGTGCATTAAACGCTATCGGCTTGAGCTCGAAAACGATTCAAAAGGAATTAGCTAGTGGCTCTAAAACAACTTTTGATATAATGCAAAAAGTATCTAAAAAACTATCGACATTACCACCGCAAAGTATAAAGGTAGGGCAGGCAATTGCAGATATTTTCGGTGGTCCTGGTGAAGACGCTGGTTATAAATATTTAGCCAATCTACATGCAATCGACTTAACAACTAATTCTTTAATAGATACTACTAACAACCATGTAAAAGCTAAAAAATTAGAACTTAAAGCAAACGAAGCTTTGAATAATGTTTGGGTGAAATTAACAGGCGTAGGTAGTACTATGAATGTAATGTACAACTCAATGAAACTAAGTTTAGCAAGTTTATTAGGTACATTAACAGGCGTAAAAGATGAAGCTGACGAAGCAAAAGATTCTTTTGATGAGCAAGCAAAAAAAGTAGTAAACCTAAATAAATCATTAACTCCTTTAATTACTGAATATGATAATTTAAGTAGTAAGACCAATTTAAGTAAACAGGAACAAAAGCGTTTAAAAACAGTTATTCAGCAAATTGGGAAAGTTGTGCCATCTGCAATTACTGAGTTTGATAAGTACGGTAAGGCAATTGGTGTTTCTTCAGACACAGCAAAGGAGTTCATGAAAAATCATAAAGCGATGCTGAAGTACCGAAATGTTGAAGTTATTGAAAAGGAAACTGAAAAGTTAGCGGAATTAAATTCAGAATTAACGAATATTAATAAATCCTTAGCTAACAGAAATAAGGCTGGTGATATTGTGAAATCAACACAGATTCAAACCAATAGTCGATTAATTATTAAAGAAACGGTACTTGACGGAAATGAAATAGCAAAGCTACAAGCGAGAGCTGCCGAAATACAAGGGATACAAATTGGTGTTCAAGCTAGTTTAGATGAGCATACTGGAGACTACTTGACAAAATTTGTTGCTACGGAAGTTAAAAAAACTGAAAAAACAAAAAAAGAGGTTATTGCTAGGGATGCGCTCGAAAAAACAGCTCATAAATTCAAAATCAAAAATATTGAAGCTTCTACAGATGAACAACTTCAATTAGAAATCAATAAAACAAGAACAGCAAATAAAGAGAAGGCAATTCTTAGAGCTAAAGCATTGAAGGTAGAGGTAGCGGCTAAAAAGAAAGCGTTTGATAACGGTGAAAAAGAGCTTAACGCAATTATTGCGAAACAAAAACAAGCAAGGCTTTTAGCATCAAAAACAGGAATCGACAAAGAACTTTCAGTAGTAGACCAAAAATACACAGCTTTAAAAGAGAAGTTTGCTTTATCCGAAGCAGACAAAACAAACTTAACGTTAGCTCAAAAAACAGAAAGAGAAGCCAAGATAAAAAAGCTTGACGAACTTCAGAGAATAGAAAAAGAGGAGCTTCAAATTGCAAATGATGCGGCTTTTAAAGAGCGACTGAAACTTATTGAAGATGAAAACCGAATAGAAGAAGAAGCGCAAAAATTTGATAGAGATGCTTTAGCTGCTGAAACTGAAGAACAACGCATCCAAATACTACTTGACAAAACAAAATGGATTGCAAATGAAGAAATAAAAATTGCCGAAGAAGCAGCGTTAAAGAAAGCAAAAATAGCAGGAGCTACTGAAGCAGAAATTGCCGCTATAAAAAAGAAGTTTGGTCTTGAAAAAACAAAAGTTGAAACTACTTTTCAAAAAGAAAAAACAAAAGCAGACAAGCAAGCAAGTACTCAAGAAAAAGCAACGTTAAAAGAACGGATGCAAGCGTATGGTGCTATGTTTGGAAATATAGCGCAATTATTAGGTGAACATACAGCAGCAGGAAAAGCAGCAGCAATTGCACAAGCTACTATCAATACTTGGCAAGGTGTTACTGAGGTATGGAAAGCACCAGCTGTTTTGCCAGAACCGTTTAACACAGCATCAAAAGTATTAGCAACCGCAACAACAGTTGCAAGTGGTTTAAAAGCGGTCGGTGTTATTAAAAGCACGAAAGCAAAAGGGCATTTTGTTGGTGGTCATACTGGCGATAAAGCATTATACCACGATGGGCAAGATGGTGTAACAGGACCAGTTCACGTTGGCGAATGGGTTGCTCCAAAATGGATGAACGATAACCCACGATATGCACCAACTATTGAGTATTTAGAAAGAGAACGAATAAAAGGACCAGGTTATTTTGATGGCGGTCATGTAGCACCACCAACAACATCAGGAGTTGATTATGATGAGCCAGACGAAACTGAAACATTTGAAAATAATGATTCACCGATGTTACTGGAGCAATTAACTCGATTAAACAATCATTTAGATAACGGTATAATTTCTTACGCTGTAATTGGTGATGATGAAATTCAAGAATTAAAAATCCGTACTAAAAAAATTAATAATTCACGCGAAAACGCAAAAATTCAATAAAATGGCAGTTACACCAGAAACATTAGTTTTTAATTATAAAAAAGGTAATGCGTTGCCTCCTGGGAGAGTTGTAGAAGTAGATTTTGACTATACATTTATACATCCAAATAAGATTACCTTCAAGAGATTGAATGATTGGTTTTATGTAGCGCAGGATGTTGACAATCCTAAAAAATTTACGATATCTTTATGGGGTAGTAATGTAAAAGACCTAGATACAGGAACATATTCGTTAGGTGTGAGTTTTTACAACACTTATCAAGATAAACATTATGAATTAGGGCACCCTGATGCCAAAATAATTAAAGACCTTATTGGTACATTGGTTGTTACGGTTAATATTACGGAAGATATATTGACGATTTCACCTAATAACTTAACGTATTCCTGTAAATTAGGAGCTGATGCAGTGGCTACAAAAAGTATAAAAGTAACTTCAGATAGTGATTGGACTGCTGATTTTTCTAATTGCGGTTGGATTTCTAAAGATACAGTAACAGGTTTAGCAGGTACAGATAAAACATTAGAAGTTCCTGTAAATACAACAGGCTTGATAATTGGAGAATACAATGCAGGAATACCTGTAACTAATTCAGGTGGAGTTACCCAAATACTAAATGTAACATTAAATATTACAGCAGGTAAGCAAGATTACTTATACGCTACACCAACGGATTTACTATTTAACTACACCATTTCTGGTAATTTACCACCATCAAAAAGAATAGAACTAAACGCATCAACAAAATGGACGGTAACAACTAAGGCAGTTTGGTTGTTATTAAGTGTTGCTAATGGTGTTTCGGGGGTTGGTTTTTTTGATATTAGTATTCAAAAAGTAACAGGACTTACAGCAGGAGAATATTCAGCAATCGTAAAATTAACCGATGGAAATGTTGAGAAATTAATCAATGTAGTATTAGTTGTACGCTCATTTACCAAAGAAACATTGTCAGAAAAAACACTCTATTTTTCAGACGACCAAAATAATATTGTTATTTCATCAGAAGGTATAGCTACTTATTTAGCTATTGATGTTGTTACTGAATACAATAATGAGACGTTTAAATATCCATCAGCAGTTCCTTTTTTTAAAGGGATTGCTAAAAAGAGAATTGGCGCGGTGGTTAATAAAATAATCAACAATGAACCTGATTTAGTTTTAGATACAATCTCTTTGAAAACACCCTATTCACCTGCTTTACTAACGATTGATGTTCAAGAATCTGAAGTGTATTCAGATAAAGTAATTGAAGGTGTTAAACTAAATAAGATACCATTTGTAAAAGGGGTTACGCCTTTTGATAATTGGCTTAGTGATAATACTAAAGAAATATATTTAACCAATAAAGGAGTAGTTTCTTTTAATTTTTTCAACCCATTACTAACAGCAGTAACTGAAATAGAAATAACAGGTTCGATAAATAAAACAGTTACATTTCCTGCTGTTTCGAGTTATTTTAATAATGTTAAAATACCTTTAAATTTATTAGGTTTAAAAGAAGGTGATGCTATTATCATAACAGCACACAATACTATTGTAACCGTGTTTATAAAACCAAATACTCCAGACAATGCGCTTATTTTCTGGGAGAATAAATGGGGTGTTTTTGATTCGTTGGAATTTACAGGCGATTTTTCGGAAAAAGACAATTACAAATCAAAAGATTTTAGCTACCGAAAAGACCATTTAACCACAGAAACAAAAGTGTTATCTGTAATAAATAAAACCAATTTTAAATTAAATACAGGGCCGTTATATACGTATGAAAGTATTGAGGTTTTGAGTAAAATGTTAAAATCAAAAAACATAAAATTAATATATCAAGATGAAATTATAGCTGTAAAATCAACAACGAAAACACTTTCACGCCCAAAGATTTCAGAAAATAACAAGTCTTTTAATTTAACGTTTGAAAAATTAATAAAATGATAGAGTTTTTAAGTGAAACACCAAAATCATTTCGTTTAGATTTGACCGATGTTAATATTACGTTAATTGAAGAAAATCCGATGTTTTTTAATTATTTCGTTAAAAGATACACTTGGCCGTTTTCAAAGCAATTAGATGATAAAACTACCGCTGCTTTTGGTTTTTTAGACTTTGACAACGTAATTAATTATGCTACTAAATTTTACGGAACACTAATAATTGATGATGTATTTAACGAAGCATATTTAGAAATATCGCAATTAAATAACGGTAAAATGGAGGGTAGTATCTATTACGGAAAAGAAACAAATGCGTTATTCTCTAAAAAACTTTCAAAACTTCCGTTTAAGTTAATTTCAGTAGGTAAGTTGTTTGTACACGCAAAAGAAACTATTACAAAAAGTTATCCTGAGGTTGGTTATAATTTCCCGATGATTATCGATACCGAAAAAAAGGAAAATAGCAATTACGAACAGTTTGAAGGAATTGTAAATAACTTTGAAGAAGGTAGTTTTAAGACAAACGACAGCAGCGTAGTTGATGGTGAAAAAGTAATTAACAATAGAAACTTAATTGTTCCGATGCCTTATTTAATGGAAGTGTTAAAGGTCGGTTTTGCTAGCGAGAACATAATTATGAATGGTAGTTTTGTTAGCGACACTGCAAATAATAAAATTTTACTTTACACAGACAAAATACTTGAAAAGTTTTATTCAGGATTACTTAGTGATTTTAAATTAACAGTAGGTACAGAAGTTTGGATGGATAATTATGTAAAATCGAATTACTCAAGAACGCTACGTGTAACAGAAGTTGGTACTTACACTGTAAACATATTGATGGTATTTCCTTATGATATTCAAGTTTTGGAATTTAAAGTTACTTATAAAGACGAGTTAATTTACAAATCGTCTAAAAACAATATTAATAAAAAGTTACTTATTAACGCTGAAGATAGTGAAGCTCTAGGTAGTATCCAGTTTTCTTTAAAACTACAAAAATACAGTACTGATGTGTCTGTAGGTATCGGTGATATTTCAGCCTACAATAATATTTCTTTTGATTTAACGGATGGTGAATTAAATACTTTCCCAAACACCTTTTCATTAAGTCAAGTTATGCCAGATATTACTTTTGGTACTTTTTTAAATAAAGTAAAAAACTGGCTAAATCTCGAAATTACTTTTGATAAGAACGTAGTGAATATCAATTATATTGAGCAAAAATTTTTAGAAACTGATTTAAAAGATGAAAGTCATTTAGAGCCAATAAATGTGAGTAGGGTATTTAATAAAAATAAATTATATGAATTAAAAGATCGACTGAATACGTTGTATATTTCATCAGGTGGTTTGCAAGATGATAGTCAAGGCTATAAATCGGAAGATATTACAACTATTGATGTAGGATTCAAAAAAATGCGACGAACCTCTTTAAATAGTGTTTTTACAGCAACCAAGAGCAAAGAAGATAAATTCGCTTTTCTTTTGTATGATGGTTTAGTTGATGGCAAACCTCTTGCTGTTGATAGTGTCGGTGGTCGAAAATTCACTCTTTCAGAAAACTACGAACGGAATTGGCAAAAATGGTTACAGTTCCGTTTAAATTCAGAAACTTACAAAGATAAATTTCCAGCGCATATTTTAGAGGATTTCCAAATAAGCGCTGGACGTTTTAAGTATAATAAAAAGCATTTGTACAAATCGATAAAGAAAAAAAGAATATCAAATAATCATTGGCAGTTAGATATTGAGAGCGAAACGATGCTTTAAAAATTTAATTTTGCACTTTGAATATTGCCAACAGCTTTTAAAATGTGTTTCGGTAAATATTGTTCTGTTTGCGAAATTGAATAGTGTCTGGCTTGATTCTTTACATCTATTGTAGGTATTCCTAATTGCAAATAGTTTGTAATACCAGTATCTTTTAAGGAATACCAATGATACGTACTATTAAATTTCAGGTGTTTACGTGTTTTTATCCAAACATCTGAAATTTTCTTTGGGTTTAAAATAGCTGTCCCTGGTTTAAAATCATTTGCGGAAAATAAATAATCAGTATTGTTTGCTGTTTTTAAATGAATAGCTAAGTCATTTATTAATTCTAAAGGAATTGTTACGATTTGCGATTTTCTATTCTTACTAGCTTCCGCTGGTACATTAATAATTCCGTTTTTTAGAATAACATCAGCAACTTTTAGTTTAGTAAATTCTGTTCGCCTAATTAAGCAATAAAATGCTGCTTTGCATAATGTAGCATACGCAGGGTTTATTTCTGTTAAGTAATTAAATATTTTTTCTCGAGCTTCTTTTGGAATAATTGTTCTTTTTTTGTCACCTTGTTTTATTTTGCTAATTAAAGAAGTGAAATCTACTTTTAAATACCTTCTTTTAACCGCCCACCTTGTAAATACACCTATAAAAGCAAGGTAATTATTGTGTGTTCTTGCTGAATTATTTCGTTCGTAGAATATCATGTCTAAAAATTCACGACACAGTCCTTCTTTAAAATCAACAACAAAACATTCTTTTCTGCTCGTTTCTGTCATAAAAGCCTTCATATTGTTGATGTAGCTTTTGTAAGCTCTTAAAGTATCTGAACGCAAGGAATCTTTATCAACCTGCTGTTCTATTTGACGAATATAAATATCAAAAACATCGAATAACTTAGTAAATAATTTAGTGTTGTCATCTTGAATAAAAGGAGTCCAGCCAGTTTGAAGTTTCTTATTTAAATTAGCCACGATATGTTTGGCGTGTTTACGGCGTTCACGAATATTCGGCATTGGTTTTACGCGATGACGTTTTCTTTTTAGTTGCTTTGTTGGGTTTGTTTCGTAAGGGTCTTTTGCGTAAAAGATGATTTCCCAACGGTTATTTTCTTTTAATTCCGCAGGAACATAATCAATAAACGGAATAATATTTTTTGAAGTTTGGCTTTTTTGCAT